GTTTCTTTTTACCAGCCATTTCCGTCTCCTATACCATAAGTTCAAAGTGTGGAGCGTCGATAAACGGACGACGGCCCTGTGAGCGACGAGTGTCGATGTAATCATTCATAGCAGATTCCATGTCGCCATCCCATTGCGCAATGTTTGGCACAGTCCATGCCGCACCCCAACGAATCGGAACGTCAACTGCACGGGCACCTTCCGCCATCGCATCTGCGATCTCATCATACAAATTCAACTCCCAACGGCCCCCATCCACATAGGCCATAAGGTCTACAGCGATACCGTCTAGGTGTTTTGATTTCATGGTTTGACTTGCACCTTTAGCAACCAATGCACGTTGCTCTTCAATGGTTCTGAGTCCACAAATCACAGAGAAGTCCTGCTTCGTCACCGTAATAGCGTGGCGGACAACAGCAACCATGCGCTCATCCACGCCCTCCAGCTTTTCCACGCTACGTTTTCCTAGTTTGTAAGCCATTATTTCATGCTCCCTTTCATATCAAGCATCCCCTCGTGGTCACGGTTGATGTATTTAAGTTCGTTTTCAAGCAATGCTACACGCTGTTGCAATGTGGTAATTGCTTTTATCGTAGAAGCAAGCTGTTCATGGTCTTCCCAAATTTCTTCGGTTTCATCCCACAGATACTCAATCTCCATAAATGCGTCTTTAACATCGCGCTTGAGATTGACGTTATCTTCAATAGCCATCTTAGAACCAAGCTGGTTTACCGTTTCCTCTAAATCAGCAATGGTCGCTGCTTGCTGCGCAGTCCACCAAATGAAGCCACCAATCTGTAAGATGATGACTCCAATGATAGTTATGGGCAGCTTAATGTTTTCCACTACTTCTTCCCGCCAAAGAATTTAGTTGCTGACCGCACACCAAAAGATGCAGCCACGATAACACCTAACGTGTACTGATACCAATCAGGCATAGACTCTAGTGCCGCAAACCCATTCGTGACAGCACGTTCTGCCCACTCAAATGGTAGGAAGCATAAGATCAATGGTACGCTGAATAGTATTGTTAACCACTCGTCTTTCCACGAGTTCTGAGAACCCTGTGCCATCAGACGCTCCCAATCGGCTTCTGACGTAGCTGCCGACTTCATAATCGTCGCCTTGGCTTCTGCTTCCACAAGTTTAAGGTTTGCAGCCGCTGCTTGTGCGTTTGCTTTCCCTTTGAGCCAACCTCCGGCTAGTTCTGTTATCGGTCCTATTAGTGCCTGAATCATACCATTACACTCCCATATAATGTCATCTCTACGCCAAGCACTAACTCAAGCAACTTCACTATGAGGTGCGTGACTAACTCTTCACCGGACATCTACGTTTTCTTTCCGCGAAACATTGGCTTCCATCGCATTGAAACCAAAGTAAGCTGCGACCACGCCACTCGCTCCAATCACATAAACACTTGCTATATCTGTGATAAGTTCTGCGGCCCGATCTAAGCCCACCCAGACTGCGAGAAAGATAACTAGCGGATAGACAAGCATTCCAGCAGTACAAGCCACCGTAAGCCGCCTCTGCGTGTCTCTCTTAGCGTCTTGATCTTCCATACGGCGACGACGATCCTCAAGCATTATCTCACGCTCATCAGGATCAATCTTTCCGTTTCCATTCAGGTCGTAATCATCTTTTTTCATCAGCATACCTTTCGGCTATCCGCTTGTGCGTCGTAATTATAACAACTTTACCGTTTTTGTACACACACCAGACATTCGGCCTAATTTCTACTAACTTCAAAGCAATGGACGGCTTGTCCGGCATTCTTCACCATAACCTCTGCTTTTACCTTTTCTTTGTTGCAATGCGCCTCTGTGCCATAGGTTTCTAACTGGTAGTACTCAAACTGACCGTCGATAAAACTAAGCCACACAAGTATCCACATTACCAGCGACCTCTAGCTTTACCAACAATCCAAATCGCGGCTGCTAAGATGACTCCGCCAACTAAGAATGCAACGATACCCACCGACCAGTTAATACAGTTATCTATAAATTCTTGCTTGCGATACGCCGCCTCTTTGCGAATACGACGTTGTTCCGCCTCAATTCTGAGAACTTCATCCCACGCAGACGGCCCATACACAAAAGAGATGTGATCCTTTATCTCCTTGCGCATCTGTTCCATCTTGCGCTTTTGGTTCCAAATCAAGATCGCGGTTTCTTCATCAGAACCTTTGAACGTCTTTTCCCACCACGGCGGGTTTTTCTGACGTTCTTCTAATCTATTGAAATCGCTAAACGCTTGACCCCACGTTGCTATCGTGTTGCCCATCTCTTGAATGTCTTTGCCCGTAGAAATAGCTGCTTTGAGCGTTTTGTACGCCCCCGTAGCTAATGCAACGCAGCTAACGGGATCCATTAGAAGATACCTGAAAACCTTTGAGGTCGCGCAATAGGACTGAAGTCTTTAATGACCCCACCCTCATACTTATTCTGCTTTTTCCGACCCGCTTGGTTCAATGCAATGGCTACAGCCTGATCTTGCTTGTAGCCTTCGCTTCTCAACTTACTGATGTTGTCACTGACAGTCTGATTAGACTTACCCTTTTTTAATGGCATTACCTCATCCTCTGGCGTTGTACATCAATACGTTCACGATTGACCGCGTTTCTCTCGTCCGCAATCTCCTCTTGCGTCTCAAGCCGCGCTGCGTCGGTCGCTGCACGTTGTTGTAGTTTTGCCGCTTCCAAAGCAAGTTTGCTCTGGTCGTTCTGAGCATCCATCTGCATTTCCTGCTGCTTGAGTCCCAACTCTTGCATACGAATTTGTACCAATGGATCTGCCGCTGGGTCTTGCGGGGGTGGTGTTAACATCTGCGCAACCTGCTGAACGAGAACCTGTTCTGCTTGAGCCACAGCGCGAGCCATCGCTGCTGGGTCTTGCATTTGCATTTCGATCTGCTGCATCTGCATCTGAGCTTCCTCTGGGCTTATGCCGCCAGATTGTACTAGAAGTTGGATTTGCTGCATCTGTTGTTGAATTTGCTGCATAGCCTGCTCTTGAGCCAAGAATGAAATATGTTCTTGTAGGTGACCATACAACGCGCCCTGTAACGCTGGAGCCGCCATAACCATCGGCGTCTTCATAAACGCTACGTGCGCTGTAATGTGCGCATTGTGATCCTGTCCCTGGAAGGCTTGCAATCCACCGCCTTTGATAACCGACGCGTGTTCCATCGCAGGGTCTGTAGGCTGCGGTTGTGGTTTCGGAGGCAGTATCTCATCGATGTTCTGAACCTCTAGAGCCTGATACATACGGCGGTACGCTGCATGTAGATCGTGCATCTGAGGATTAGACTGAGCAAGCTGTAGCTGGCTTTGTGCCAACGATACACGTTGAGCCATCGAGAAAATGTTTGGGTCACTGACGGGCAGGATATCAACCCGTCCGTCGAAGTCTGTGACTTTGATCGAGGCTTCCGCGTTGGCTACAGGATATGGATATGCTGGAGGTAGGTTTTCTGCAATGATCCGTGCCAGAATGCGGAACTCGTTTTTCTGAGCGTAGTGCAGCCGTTTGTGAATAGCCGACATAACTTTCATGCCGCGCTCTAGCATCGCCACAGTGGTGCCTACAGGCATCTCTTGGTTCATGTTGCTCACGGCGTTGTCAGCTACTGACACAAAGCGTCTACCGCCCTCTACAAGCGCACCCAGTAGCTGTGCCAGCGTACCAGAAGGCTCTTTGTATGGCAGCGGGATGATCGAGTCCCGTATGTTTCCGCCAGGTGCATCAATGTCCCGCCACTCCCCAGGCTGCAAAGGCTCGTCATCATTGCGAACCCGCACCCCTCTGGCCTTGAATCCTGCTGGGAGATTGGCAAGAGTACCTGCGTCGATCAATTGTCGGAGGAGACTCGTTGCCGCACGACCAAGACCCCCAATCATATGGGTTAAGCCAAAGCCGTAGAAACCGAGACCTGGCATGAACTTGTAGTGAACAAAGTATTCAATCTTCTGTTTGAAGGAGTCGCCTTCCATGTAGTTACGGCGAATAGCCAAAATAGTAGAACTATCCCGATCTAATGTAACAATGTATGGAAGTTTAATTCCTGTCGGCTCTCCGCTTTCATCGACATCCTCAAAACCTTCGATGTCTAGATCAACGTGCATTTCTAATATTGTGCGTATGTCATCCGTATAAGACTTCGACGTACCCTGTAACTCATCTACCTTCTGACGCACTGGGTTTTCTTCATCGTCCCCCGCTGCCGAAAGCTCCACATCACGATACATTCCAATAACCTGCTGCTTGCGCAGGTCGTTGTCTGACATCTTCAGAACGTGTGTAATGCGTGGCGCAGTCGCCAAGTCACTTGCTGAATACGGAACCACTACATCCTGTGCGGGAACGAACTTAGCAACAGGACGGTTGCGAACAGAATCAAAATATACTTTCTTAAACGTAGAACCAGACAGTGGTAAGTAGAACAATAGTTGGTCCATATCAGGATCAAACTCTTGCATCTCTTCCATGATCAAATAGTTCATGTAATCTTTGACGCGCTTGGCCTGTGCCTCTGTCTCTTGGTTCTGTAAACCAGCAATACGTGTCTTAACTGGACCACCCGCAGGCAATAGTTCTTTATACGCTTGTGCTTGGAACTGCGTAACGCTCTCACTAATCAGAGGGTGTGTTACGCCGCTTGCTCCTTGGAATGGCTCTGAACGCTCGATAGTACGAACGCCTAGGAGATCTAATCCTTTGGTGTAGGTTTCTTCCCACTCGTCTCTTGACTCTACGTCATCTTCGTAAGATGCCAGCAACTCAGTCGCGATCTCACCCATATCTGAATCGTCAAGGTATTCAGCTAAGTTTGCGTCAAATGGAATCAACTCTTCTTGGCTCATCTCTCCAACAAGAGCTTGTGCTAGAGCTTGAACAATCGCTCCACCTTCGCCGTCTGGAATAACCTCTGCCCCGTTTTCAAACAGTTCAGGAACTTCAACGGGCACTTCGACAGACGCCTCTGTTGGCATCATGTCTTCAGGACGAATCCCAGAATCTACGAGTGGTGGCAACGCCATCAGTAATACTCCTTAACACGAGGAATTTCCATTTCCTCTTCGCGTTCGTTGTACAGAGAAATAAACCCACCCTGCCTAAAACGCATCAAAGCTAACGTCATACTATCACAAAAGTCATCGTGATCGCCATTAGGAAATGAAACTACTTCCTCAATGACCTCGTCAGCAAACTTTTTGTCCGTTGGTGCCCATACTACACCAGCTTCGAACAACGGGGCAACCATGTGCATTCTGGTTACTTTATCCTTCCCCTTACCAGGCGAGAAGCCAAGTGCTGGAATACCGCGTAACCGCAACTCGTCAATGAGTGGCATCCCCGTCGCTTTCGCTTCGACCAACACCATATCCGGTTCCCAGTACTCGTGTTCTTCATACGCTACCTCTTTCAGTTCAGGAAAGTTCCATCGACCCCGTCGCGCATCCAGAAGTATGATCTGCTCTGGCCCACCGTCGTCTGGGTGAAAAATGCCCCACGTTGTGATAGCTGAGTAGTCCGCCGTCTCTTTTTTCGAGAACGCCGTATCATATGCTTGTATAATGTAATCGACAGTGGGGATTTCTTCCTTTTCCCAAGGTTGCCACCACTCCCGTTTGATAATAGCTGACTCTGATGCTGTCGGAGTTTGCTGCCACTGAGCATTCCACTTGCCTACAGGCAGCGATGCCTTGATAGACAGTAGCGCGTCTTTCTCCCAAAACTCAGGCCAAA